TGCCTTTGGCCTTCCGAAGGCCAAGGCTGTTCCTTTGCCCATCGTTCAGATCGGTGCTACTGCACTGGATCAGACGGAACAGACCTTGGACATGATCCGAGGAATGCTCTCGGAGTCCCCAGCGGAAGCCCATTACGGGCTGGAGATATCCAAGTCCATCGTGCAGTTCAAGTCTGGCAAGCCTGGCTCCATCAAGCCGCGGTCTACAGCCGGCAGGACGAATGAAGGCAACCGGCCAACCTTCGTCGTGATGGACGAGCAACACCACTGGGTCTCCACCAATGGAGGCCCTGACTTCTATCAGGTCCTGAAGCGCAACGTAGAGAAGACAACCAAGGCCGGTTCTCGCTGGGTTGGTACCACCAACGCCTACAACCCCAATGAAGACTCCGTGGCTCAGATCATTCATGAGTCCGAGATGGTTACCAAAGGATTCTGGCTGTATGACTGCCTGGAAGCCTCTATAGACGTTGAGGACATCAGGGATGAGGACAAGGTCCGTCAGGCCCTCATAGAGGCGTATGGGGATGCTGACTGGGCTGATATCGATGGTCTCACACGGACCATCCTCTATGACCGGACGACACCGGACTCAACTTACTGTCGGTTCTATTTCAACCAGATAGCTGAGTCCTCAGACGGTTGGATGAACAAGGCTGAGTGGGATCTCATCCTCTCTGAAGAGGACCCCATCAAGCCTGGTGACCAGATAGCTATTGGGTTTGACGGTTCTATCCGAAATGACTCAACAGGTTTGGTGGGTTGCAGGCTCAGGGACGGAAAGCTATTCGTCCTGAACGTCTGGGAACGGCCAGAGCACGCCAAGCCTGGTTGGGAAGTGGACACCCTCGCGGTTGAAGCCGCGGTGTATAAGGCGTTCAAGGATTACAAGGTTGAGTGGTTCTACGGTGACCCTCCCTATTTCCAAGAGGCCATAGGCCGATGGGCAATCCAGTTTGCTACCAGAGACCAGGAATTCGTCTTCGAGTTCTGGACAAACAAGCCTACTCGGATGGTCCAAGCCACAGAACGTTTCCGCTCTGGGGTCATGACTAAAGAGATTTGCCATGACGGAGACGAGCGTCTTACTCGTCACGTCCTCAACGCTGTCACCCGTGAAGTCACGGTTGGTGGAGAGGTCGGAATTCTCATTCAGAAGGACAGCCCACGATCGAAACGGAAAATCGACCTGGCAGTAGCCGGCATTCTCGCCCTGGAGGCGAGGGCTGATGCCATTGCAGACGGACGTATGAAGCGAAGGAGGGGGAGGGTCATTGGCTTCTGAAATAGCACCTTACACCAGTAGGGACAGTGCAGCAGCGGGAATCTTCTCCGCTCCTCAGACACCAGTTGAGTGGGTGAACTGGCTTTACTCGAAGCTGCTTCGGAACAAGCAGACCTATTTGAAGTATCAGGCTTACTATGACGGATTGCATCAGAAGCTGGTGTTCTCCCAGATCAGATACCACAACCAGTACGGGAAGATGTTTGCTCAGTGGAGCGACAACTTCTCTGGGCTGATTATCGACTCTGTCAATGAGCGTATGTCCATCGACGGATTCCGTATGACTGAAGGTGACACTGAGGCAGACAAGGTTGCCCGGTCTATTTGGCAGCACAACTACATGGATTCTGAGTCCAGCACAGGGAACCTCGAAGCTCTTATCAGTGGTGTCTCCTATGTCATTGTCTGGGGAGACAAAGACGGAGAGCCCATTATTTCTGTGGAATCTCCTCTTGAGGTAGTGGTCGAGTACAAGCCTGGGTCCCGTAGGGAACTTCTTGCCGGCGCCAAGTTCTACAAGGACGCGTGGGGTAAGGAATATGGGACCCTCTTCCTGCCGGAAATGGTTTACACGTTCGACATGAACGGCCTTGCTGCTATGGCTGTTGGGAACGGAGATCCCAACCCAATGGGAGAGGTCCCCATTGTTCCTCTCCTGAACCGGACTCGCCTTGCTAGCGATCCGGTCTCAGACCTCCAACCGGTCATCCCAATCCAGAACGCTATCAACAAGGTCACCGCTGATGCCTTGGTGGCATCAGAGTATGCGGCTTGGCCTCAGCGCTGGGTTACTGGGCTTGAGATCCAGGAGGACGAGAACGGCAAGCCCAAGGAACCCTGGGACCCTGGTATCTCAAAGATCCTTCAGTCTGACGACCCTAAATCCAAATTCGGTCAGTTTGAAGCTGCCGACCTTAGCAACTACGTAACTCTTGTGGACATGCTGGTTCAGCATCTTGCCGCGGTAACGAGGATTCCGTTCTCGTACATGTTGGCCAACAAGTCCTCCGCACCTTCGGGAGAGGCAAATGCGACTGCTGAAGCAGGTCTCATTGCCAAGACTCGTGACCGTATGACTCACCTTGGAGAAGGCTGGGAACGCGTAATGCGTCTTGCCTTCAAGGTCAAGGGTAAGTACAAGGACGAAATGTTCAGTGCAGAGATCATATGGAGAGATCCCGAGAACAGAACAGAAGCTCAGCACATGGATGCTCTGATCAAGCAGAAGGAACTTGGTGTTCCCCGTGATGAACTTCTTTCGGCAGCCGGCTATACACCGGCACAGATTGAGAGATTCCGCGAAATGCGGATTCAGGATGCCAAGGATCTTGCCGAGATTCAGAAGTACATGCCAAAGCCGGAAGCCCCTGTTGGTCCTGACGGCAAACCAGTTTCCCAGCCTGGAGACAAGGCAGCCGCAATGGCTAAGAAGCCCCCACAGGGCAACGCCGGTAATCAGGCCAGGAAGCAGAAGGATGCTTCCCTGGCCAAGTAGGTGCTAAGCACGTTGTGCACCGCTAGAAATACCTTTTTCAACCGAAGCTCCCGCCGAAATGGCTTGGGGGCTCTTTTCATGTATTCGCTCAAACCGAAATGGATGGAGCACAGCATGGCTGACGACAACCAGAACAACGAGACCACACCGACCACGCTTGAAGAGGCCCTCGCTCTGCTTGAGGCAGAACGTCAGAGCGTTACGAAGTGGAAGGGCCTCTCCCGGACCAACGAGGACCGGTGGAAGGAAGTCTCTCAGGAGCGTGACCAGCTTAAGCAGGCATCGCTTACAGACTCAGAGAAGGCTATTGAGCAGGCCCGGCAGGAAGCGCGAAATGCAGCCCTGTCAGAGGTCGGCACTGACCTTGTTTCCGCGGAGATTCGAGCACAGGCCGCTAAGGCTCAGGTTCAGCTCCCTGACACCCAGTTCCTGAATCTGAATTCATTCCTGGGATCTGATGGCCGGCCCAATGCCGAAGCCATCACTTCATTCGTCAGCTCTCTCCCCAAGCCTCAGCAGCAGGGCTATCGGCAGGATCTCGGTCTTGGCCGGCAGGGCGGTAACACCCCTGGGCTCTCTCGTGAGGAATACAACCGGATGTCTCGTGAGGATCGCAGGAAGGCCCGTGAAGACGGGCGTGTTCGCAGTGCTCTCCTCGGAGGTAATGACTAAGAACCAGAGGTAAATTATATGGCTACTGAAAATGCTGCTGTAAATGGCTGGTACAGCCAGGATGGCGGGACCTTCAACAGCACTGTTGAGGACACCTTCATCCCTGAAATTTGGACTGATCAGTTCCTTGATGACCTTGANGANGAGCTTCTGCTTAGCTCGTCCACGATTACTAACCGGGACTATGACGGAGTCTTCCGCCGGGAAGGCGACGTTGTCCGCATCCCCCACTTCGTGGACACGGTCGTGGACAAGGGCATGGTTGAGGCGTATGGCGAGATCGGTCTCGCCGACCGTGCTGCTCTTGAGTACATCAAGATGACCGTGAACAAGGGCTCCAGCTTCCACATTGAGCTGGATTCCCTTCACCAGCTCCAGACCAAGGCCGGCCTGGACCTGATGAGCAACCTGGTGAAGCAGCGCGCTCGCGCCGCGGCTGTCTCCATTGACAAGGTTCTGGCTCTCACCATCCTGGCTGCTGTCAGTGGTAAGGACCTGAACGGCACTCGTGACCCGAATGCGCTTGTTTCTGGTCTGCCGGCTCTGCACGGCAAGATTGACGANGTTCTTGACACCGACTTCCCGGNTAACAAGGTCATTGGTGTCTATGACTTCATCGTTGCGATGATTCGCAACCTGAACATCAAGAATGCTCCTCTCTCCCGGTACCTGTTCATCTCTCCGAACCTGTACTCTGATC